TTGAGTAATCAACTCCTGGTTCGGGCAGAGCCTGCGTGAAACTGCCTTTTTAAGGCTTGGTTAAGTACGCGAATCCCCCGGCTTTAGTCGTGGGGAGTGTCAATTTCCTTTTAATCCTTTTAGCGATTGCACAACATCAATCAAAAAATACGGTAGCTTCACTAGAGCGCACTCGCCAAAGTCTCTTCTAAGTCCTTTCTCATCGTCATAGCCTGTAACGGTAAAAAGGCTGCACTCCTCACCCAAACATCTCTTAAACTTCTGAAACGGACATTTGCGGTTGCTGATGAAGAATAAGCTACCGTCTTCTCTAGTCGTTTCATCATAGTGTTTCATTTCAATCCTTTTGGATAAATGCCAGCTTGTAGTAAGGTGGCAAGGTCGAACCTGCATTCGTTGTGCCTGTAGCTACTCCAGTAGATTCTATACAACCAGTTTTATAGCCGTGGTCACTCCACACTTCGGCTCCAGCCCCTACTAAAGAAAGGATACCCGCAACACATCTTATCCGATGAGTGTGAGCTGGCACCTGAGAATAAGTATGGGTATGAGTAGCCGCTCCTCCCGTATCTCCTGGATCTACGCCATCCGAACAGCCATAAATGAATTTATCTCTCAAATCAGGTGTTTCGCCTTCTCCATCGCACAAAGACCATCCATCGGGAATAGTTCCCAACGTACCTGACCACATTACAATTACACCACTGGGGACAATGGAGGGCATCTGTGCTAGAGGAACTTTTCCGTCTGCATCCAACTTGACAAGACCATTAGCAACATTAGCTAACGCCACCTTGAGGTTCTGCCAATCGATATTACCATTAACTAAGTTGTATAAAACAATCTCATTCGCGTTTGCGTGTTCGGGACGTGCTACTGTCCCCTCTGGATAAACGTGAGGTCGAGCAACGGTCGCCATTTTATCTAGCTCCTTCCATGGGAAATAATCCCAGGTCTAAACTATATATTTCAATTTCGGAAGTCTTCCCGATCTCTCTTACTTGAATCTGTATATTTTTACCTCTAATCCTTTTAGGCAAAGAAAAATTTTCGTATGCAGGCGTTGGAGTAGTCCAGAACAATGTATTAGCATTCCAGATAATATAGCTTTTACCAGTGCCAGTTGTTCCAGTATAATTTGTAGTTAATACTAGTGTCTTAGCCTCAGCGTCAACACTAAGAATGATGTAGGAGGCTGCATCTCCATCAATTTGAAAGTCATCCCCTGCGGTAACGTGACTCCAATCTAAGGAAGCGCCTGCCCCAGTAACATTTGCATTGCCGTTAGTGACACTGACGGTCCCCGCCGATACTGCAAAGTTATGCTCCCCCCAATACGTGAGACCAGTTCCTACTACAATAGACTTTATCCAAGAAGACATTCCTCTTTCAACAACAAATGTAAATTCAGGAGAAGCTTCACTACGAAAAAAGTTCGCCCCCGCATATCTGAAAACCTTAGTTGTGCGAGGAGTGCCCAAATCAAAAAGTTTAGTGGCAACTTTCATCTCAATTTCTGCCCCATCATCCGAGAGTCCACTATCAATTATATAGAGCTGACCATCTGAGCTTGCCGCATAGACTGTCCCAGCGGGGGTTCTATCAAAAGCATTCATACCATAGGTAAAGAGCGACCAACAGCCGAAGTCTAAATCATAGACAAGGCTCTCAACTGGCACTGTACTCGTCCCGAGAGGATAAGCTACTCTATAACACTTACCATCCCAGAAAGCAGCACATTTATCCTTGTATGCGTTGGGAATCTTTCCTAAGAAATAATCTACCTTTGTGCTCCGTTTAATTGCATTACCGCTATCAGTGAACTGGACTCCATCGTTAGATAAAAACATCAAGCCTCCAGGAACGTGAACAATACTAGCTGCCGCCACACACCCAATTCTTGGATGAGCGCTGACAAGGTTGCTTGCTAGGGTTAATTGTGCTTTAGTTGCTCCTGCAAGCCGATGCATTGAGGATTCCTTGAATAGCATCAGATAGCCGAATAGAGAAGCTGCTCCTGTTAAATTTTGATTATCAGTAGTGTAAACAATAAAGAACGCATCAGCGTCAATTGTCTCAGGAAGTCCAGCCTGAGAAAAGTAAACATAATTTGGATTGTTAGCCGTAGCTACATAAAACAACTTGTCCCTATGAACAACTAGCCACTTTGCTTTGGGTAAAGAGTCGGATAGCTGCGTCGCTGCACTCCATACCTCGTCTGCTTGAGCTTGGGTATGAGTATAAGTCAGATTCTCAGTCATAGTCAAAGAAACGCCATCCTGGATAGTATCTATAATTTTGGTCTCTTCCCTGTCACCACCTTCATTGATAACCACAGTTTTGCCTGCTGAAAAGTCGGTAGTAGAGGCAACATTGAGCACTAGCTGCCCATTGTTGGAATCTGCATCAACCGTTGTCTCAGCTCTCACGCCATCCCATTTCCAAGGTATATCTTTACCGTTGGACATAAAGACAACGCCGTCATAAACAGCATAGCTAACTGGATATCCAGCAGTCAGATCAGTAACTATTGTCTCAACAACCCCCGATGTAGATATTCTAAAAATCTTCGTGCCACAATTAGCTAAGATATAACCAGCATAATAGTAAACTGATAGGACTTCAGTTTCCGCTACAAGAGGAGCGTCTGCTGCGTTTAACTTTGTATAACCTTTCCTTTTAACAATAGCAGCCGAATCCAAAAAGCAATTTTCCGCAACCCAAAGCTCGTTGTCTCCGATCTCGAAGTCACTTTTGCTTCGATTGAGTCCGCCATCCCAATTTCTAAGGTCAAGTTTATCTAGTTTAACGGGCATTACGAGCTCCATCTAGCCAATTTCACTGTCCTACCCTTGGCTATATTCCTCATTTTCCTTTTTTCTCTTATCATATCATAGATGATTCCAGAGCGAGTTTCTGGTCTATAGTATTCATTTCTCACAGAACCCATGGTGATTAAATCTTTATCTTCCCGTAATATCTGATATGCAGCAAAGAGTGCGGGTGCAATATGAAAGTGATCGGGAATTAAAGGGACGCTATTATCATCGGTCAAGATTGCAGCCTTACTCAGACCAAAAGCATAAACGAAGCACTGAGCATCAGGGATCGGATAGAAGCCAACGGCTCTATTCCAAGCATGATACCAGTTTTGAGGCGGTCCTGTAGCCGTAATCCAGTTTAATCCCGTCTCTTCAGCCACCTCGTCCATCCCCGGTATATCGGTAGGAGGCAAAGGCAAATTGTTATATTCCATCCGATATAGACTCTTAGCCTCAGCAGGATAAGGATACTCACGCTTAGTAGCTACTAAAGTATATTTCCACTTCCAAGTTAGATATCCCGTCTTAATTGAGATATCTTCCAAGCCTCGATTTAGCCAACGCATAATTTCTACTTTGGAAAAACGGTCGAAAGTTTCTTCAGAAATTAAGTCCTGAACTTGTTGCACTAGCTCTATTGCAGTCATTTTATCTCCTTAACGAAATGGTCTATTTAGCCTTGTCCAATCACCAGTGGGTCTATCTTGCTTAACTGCCCCATCACTGGGTCTGTCAAGTTTCTCCCAAACTCCAGTAGGTCTTTCTAATCGCTGGATTAACTCAAAAATATCGTAGAGAATGCTTCTTTCTTTAGATAACTCAAGCACCAAGTCATAGACAATGTTTTTTTCTGTAGCAATAAAAGCAAAGAGGTCATAGACAATATCTCTTTCTTTACTTAGCTCTGAAACTGAATCGTAGACAATGTCTCTAGTCTTAGATAATTCTAAAACTGAATCATAGAGAATGTCTCTAGTTTTTGATAGCGCCAGAACTAAATCGTAGATGATGCTTCTTTCCTTTGACAGTTCTAAAACTGAATCATAGAGAACATTTCTAGTTTTGGAGAGATAAAGAATCGAATCGTATACAATATTCCGTTCCTTCGATACCGCAATAAGAGCGTAGATATCATCTAAGTAAAAACTGTTATCACTATCAGCATTTACTACTGTAACTATCATCTGGTCAATGGCATCTTTATCGCCGTCAGCCACAGCAGATATATCCCAAGCAACTACCTGCCAAGTATTAGCTGAAGCAATATTAGGAGTTATCTCAGTAGTAACGCCTCCCAAATCATGAATTGCAATCTTAACGTTGCTCCCTGTTCTTAACGCTCTAATATAAAGATGTATTTCATTCTGTCCAGATAAATCTATCGTCGGGTCTACTGTTCGAGTGAGGGTTTCATTCAGAGTAGCAGTCATCTCAGCTATCACTTTTAAAGAATAGCTCCCCTGCTCTTTGATAGTATCCTCAGAATAGCATTCCAGAGCGTAGCCCGTCTCAACTTCCC